AAGTATACTGTCATTTGTAGGTGAAAAAGTTAACACATCGTTTACCGTTGTTCCTTCTAAGTTATTGCTTAATGTTATTTTCCAAAAACCACTATCAGTTATTGCGCCAGTTATTATAGTTCCTTCTGGTATACCATTACCTGTTACGGTTTGTCCAGCGAATATACTATTTCCAGCAGCAAAAGGATTTGATTGTGGAGATATACTAGCTAGAGTTATACCAATAGTATTTAAACCACCTAGCGATGTAGATCCTACTGTCCCTGTTGTTATAACTGCTTGAACTCCTATTTGTTTTGAAGGAGTGTTTATTCTAGCTATCAAAGGATTTGAAACCACATTATAAAAGTCTGGACTACCAACATAACCTGCTGTAGGTATGCCATCAAACAAATCTCTATCAGTACCAATAACACTTACAATAGGTGATGTTGGGCCTGGGTAATATTGTATATTGTTTAAGTTGGTTACTGTACTAGCTAAGTTTTCAACTCTACCATGTAAGTTAATACTACTTCTAAATTGTTTTTGTTCTGGTCCAACCTCTGTTAAATCTCTAGGTACTTTGTTTATATTGTCACTTATTAATACCGCATGTGAAGTTTTTCCTAACTCTTTTAAAGGATCGTTAGGATATGCAGCCATTATACCTGGTAAATAAACATTATAATACTCTTGCTCTGTTTGTTTTACAACAATTTTATAAGAGTACCAACCTAATGGATTATAGTCAACGCTTGTTGTGTCTCCATTATATATACCTGTAGAACCTCCTGGTATTGGATTATTAAATAAAACCTTTAATGAATTACCTGGAAAAGTATCCGCGGTTATATTATTGTTTATATAATCTGAAAAAACTGTTGAACCTAAATATTGTTCATTGCTAAATTCTACAGAACTATCACTATTAGATAAAATAACAGTAGATGATCTACCAAATTTATCTGACAATACTATGCCAACTTGATAATTTCTATTCTGCTTAAGAGAAGAGTTAGGATATTCTATTTCACTTGTCGTATATCTAACATTGCTTGGAGCCTCAAAAGTCAATGTAGTTGCATCAGGTATAGTACCAGTTGTTGCGTTGCTTATAACAACAGTAGTAGATGTAAAACTTACAATAACAGTATTAGCTGGAATACTAGCGCTACCTGTAACTACATAACCATTTTGTATTGATAAACCTGCGGCTAAAGTATTTATGTTTATTGTTTCAACCGCGGTATTAGTTATACCGTTTGTTGTAGTTGTAGCAGTACCTAAATCAAAAGTAGATTTTTGACTAACAGCAACATTGTAATCTATAGTAGACGGTGGTATATGTTTATTTTCAAAGTTTCCATAAACAATTCTGTTACTTATAACTTCTTGAGCCAATGCTCTTACTGGAACTTTATCATAAGTTCTAGTTGTTTCAGATGAAGGTAAAACTTTATAAGGTTTTTTAGACTGATACTCATACTCATAAACACTTTCAGTTGTTTGAGCTTGAACTCTAGATATTTCTACAGTTTCTATAACGTTTATAATATTAGAATCAGACTCTTTAAACAATATATCTATTTCTTCTATGTGTAGTATACTTTGAGTTTGAAGAGGACTATAAGGTAAAGGTATTCTAAGAATTATTTTATTAACCTTGTTTTCCATAAACTCTACAACCGTACTTCTGTAAGTGTCTTCTTCATCTTGTATATCAAGAGGTGGAGATTTATATATTTCTGTTCCGCTAGGCAAAGGGTTTTGCTTATTCATAAAGTAACCATCTTGCTTAGGTATAAAACACTCTTGAGTAAACGGCGACATTATAGAATATTCACCATCAATAAATTTAAATCTATACGCAAATCTTACAAACCTATCTCTTAAATAATCTTTATCACCATTGTAGTCAGGATTGTAATATGGATTAGAGCTAAAAATAATTTCAAAATCATCTTTATCAATTGATGACACAGCTATAGGACTATTAAGTGTTACTGTCCAAAACGTAGCGGTACTAGTTGAAGTTATAGAGCTAGCTGTTAAGATATTTGAACTTGAGTCAACTAAATATTCAATAACACCAGTTGATATATTTCTTTTAGCTACTGTTACACCTGGAGTAGCACCTGTACCTGTAGCATTCACAGCTATGTCTCCTATAAATCCTGATTTTAATATTTTAATTTGGTTTTGTCCGCTAGCAGCATCGTCTTCTAATCTACCTTGACCTCCGTTAGGGTAATACAAACTAACAACATCATACATTGTAGTTTCATATTCATTAGATATAGAGGATTCTTTATAAAGCTGTATTGATTGGTAAGGGTTATATTTTGCTACAGATATTTGTTCTTCTATATTATAATATTGATCGATTTCAGAAACAAAATTAGACTCGGCTAAGATTACGTTTATAACTCTAGGTTGATTTTTATTGTCTGTAAAGTATAATAAATCTTCTAATATATTTACCCCTGTTATAGGAAAAGCTGTTGAAAAGTTTAAAAACGCACCAGAAACAAGAATTGAAGACGATTCAGTAACAGTGTTGTAAACAACTATAGAATTTTTTTGAGCAGTATTATATGATAATGTAGAGTTATTGTTATCTGTTAAAAAAATAAAAACTCTATTATTTATTTCATCAGAACAATAACCTATAGATACAACGTTACCGCCACCAGTTAAAACTCTAAAGTCACTAATTAAAGAATTACCTAAAACATTTTCTAGCGCACCAACATTAGCACCTTCAGATCTACTCACTTGAGCGTTCATTGCGTTTCTATATTCGTTAGCTTGTAAAAGTCGATCATCACGATCTTTGTTCATTTTACCAGTAACAAAACTATTAGTTGCTTTTGCCATTAAATTTTAGTGTTTAATCCATTTAGACTGACCTCTCATTACTTGAACTATTTCTTCAAGTTTTATGTTAGATAATCTTATCTTTGCGTTTCTTAATGCAGCTCTTTTATCTTTTTTAAATCTAGCAATCATACCCTCTGATACATTAGCTCTATTTGCTAATAAGTTATATGATATACTTAAATACATTGCTTCCTCGGCCATCTTAGGTACTCTAGTGTCTAGGTCATAAGCTAAACCATCTGATATATATTCTAATACTATTAACCTATCCGCTAAGTTACTAGAAAAAGTAAACTTACCATCTCTTTCATTTATACCAAACCAACCGTTAACATTAGAATACTGAGGGTCTAAACCGTATAGTCTTCCCCAGTTCCAAGGTCCTGAACCAAAATCATTACCATAAACATCGTAAGCTAAATTATCTATTTCTGACAACGCTTCATTATTTAATAATCTATTAGGATTTGTTTCTCCCCATCTTTCCACTGTTATTGATGTTCCTTCTAAGTCTTCACCAAAAGTGTCTTGAGTAGGTATACCTCTCTCGTCTTGTAGTAATTTTTCATAAGGATTTATAGTTAGGTTATTGTTTGGATATATAGGTCTTTTAATACCGTGTGAATCTATCCATGACAACGCTACATAATTAACATAATCTTGAGGTATAACTAAAGACAAGCTTGCTGGTATTGTAAGCTCTTGCGATTTGATACTTTTTAAAGTATCATAACTAAATTCTTGTAAAGATCTTTTAGCGAAAAACAACACATCAGATTTTTTAGCGTTTTGTATTATTTTACCATCACCTACATAACCAACCATATAGTTATCTATAATGTCTTTTAATTTAACGTATTGATATGTGCCGTAATTTTCTTCAACAGCATCGCCTATTGCTTCTTCTGTTATACTACTAGCATACTGACCACCATCTAATGTTTTTAACTGAACAACTATAAATAAATTATTAGCAGGGTTTGCGCCAAAAGTAATAGCATTATTAACAACGGTATAAGCTAAAAGATATTCACTCCAGCTTCCTGGAAAACCTGTAGTACTAGTGTATATTTTAAAGTTATTTAAAGAGTAGTCTGCAATCGCTGGATCATAGCTACCAAAAACTAAATCAGTATCAAAAGTTGTTGTAATAGTAAGAGCATTACCAGTACCTCTAAAGCCTTGTGCGCCTTGATAATATTGTTGATTAGTTTCTGTTATTAATGCCATTTTTTATTAAGATTTTATGTTTTGTTCTGTCTCTTGAGCTTCTGCAGCGGCTGACTGTATTATTGTTGGATCGTTTATTATTAATCCACAGTATTTTAATATACCTATTATTAAGTTTGTTTGCTCTGATATATCTAATTCAAAGTTTACTGATGTGTTAGAGTATATGTATTGACCTAGGTTACCAGTAGTAAACTTCCACTCTGGTGCTACTGGTGTAAACAAAGCGTTTACGCTTAAAACGTTTGGCTGAGGACTAACTTTTATAAGTACAGAATTATTTGGCCCTGTGCCTGTCGTGCATAAAGGATATTGCATAGTTGGAGCTGTCAACGTAGATCTTGTGATCTTAGAAAAGTCACTTTGACTAGCTAGCTCAGTAATAGAATCATACTGAGGATTTGTTGTATTGTATGTAGATATTATTTCGCCTAACTTAAATATAGTTCCAGCGCCTGTGTATTCCCAACCTAGGATACCAGCACCTGCGTTATAAGTAAACAAAGCTGTTTTTTCAAAAGGATATAGTTTATAAGCAGTGTCTTTAAACATGTTAAAAAACTCTGTATCATTTTGTTGATTATTTTGATTAAACCTATTTAGTTGGTTACCATCTGGAAAATATGATTGAAAAATCTCATCTTGAACTAAAGCAGCTAAGCTATTAAACTCCGCTGGAGTTACATAACCTCTTTGTTCTTTGTTTAATATGTACAAGACTGTTGTATATACTGTATTTATATTTACCATTTATATTTATTTTAATATACTAAAAAGGCGGCCGTAACCGCCTATATATAGTATCACTTGTTTTTATAGCTTTTTATCTATAGATTTGTAAATTTCAACACCTTCATCCGTTTTTAAAAACGCAGCAAATGCTGAATAAGGGTTTTCATCAAACGGAACATTCATTAACTTTCTGTTATTTGTTCCCCATGTGAAAGTTCTTTGATCTCCAGATAATTTTATTATTCCAGCTTCACGAGCTTTTATTGCAAAATTTCTAAGCTGTACGTTTTCATCATTAGCTAAGCTAATAAACATAGAAGCGTTTTCTTTTGCAAACAATAATAAATCTCTTTTAATTTCTTTAGAACTCATACTATTTACTTCAGAACCTTTTTCTACTCTTAATATAGCCTCAGCATGATCAATATCTATCGAACGCGCAGCATTCATAGCATCAATCTGTAAATCTAAATCTTCTAATTCATCTATAGCTTCTTCAACAGCGCTATACTCTTCGTATATTCTATTTCTTAAAGGGTGATATAATGAAAGTAGTTTTTGCAGGTTTTGCATATTTTTAGGAACTCTTAAAAATCCATCTCTAAAAATAATATGACCCATCGTGCATTCACCTTTTTGTTCATCTACAAGAGGTGAATCTTGATTTGTAGCATATTTTAATTCTCTTTGCTTACCTGTACTTTCATCAAAGTATAACAAAGCGTGTTTTTTAGTATGCTTACCGGGTATTGTTAAAGTTAAAGGAGATTTGTTTCCTTTTAAATAGTAAATTCTATCTTTTATTTCCCAGCTTAGTTTAGCTGGTGGTGCTACTTTTGTAGTTACCGGTTGAGGTGCAACCTCAATAGTTTCTGCTTTAGCTTTTTTAGCCATAATATAATATAATTAAATAGTTTATAAAAGTAATAATTACCCCCGTCAATACAACGAGGGTAAGAATTACATTTGTTGAATCAATTAGATTCCTTGGAATAATACAAAGTTGTTAGCAGCTTGCGTTACTAAACATCTTTCTGATAGGAAGTTAACTTGCATTGCATCAAGCGTAGAAGTCATTGCTCCACCAGCACCACCAGTTAACCATGATTTCATTCTTCTGTCGTCACCTTGAGAAGCTCTATATCTTACGTGTAAGAAAGGTCTTCTAATGTTAGTACCTAAGATTTGATCATAAACTGTAGATGTTCCAGCAGGAACTAATACACCTTCGATTGAATTAACACCAACGATAGCGCCTCTTGTAGAAGCATCGTTTAAGTATTTCCAGTCAGTTTTGTAGAAGTCATAAGAACCTCTTCTAAAACCAGAGAAACCTAAGTTAAGTGCCATTTCTTCTGAATTTTCGAATAAACCGAAAGCAGTACCACCAGCAAATCCGCCAGAGATAGAAGCTAACATATCGTCAAAATCAAGAGATGTTTGTCTCTGTAAGAATAACATGTTTTCTTCAATAGCTCCTTGAGTATCTAGGTTTTTAAGTATTGCATCAAAGTTATCAAGTCCAGCAGCAGCAGTAAATCCTACTTCTACGTTTCCTCTTGCTCTAATAGCAGCAAATAAACCTTGTGTACCTGGTAAGTTAGCTTGTACGTAGTTTGCAGCAGCAGCAGCGTTTACGTTTAATTCACCTTCAACCATTGCCATTTCTAAGTAATCTTCGAAACGTAATCTAGTTTCAGATTCAGCTTTTAAATACCAAAGGTATCCAGAAGCACCATCTTCAGTAGCAACTTCAACCCAACCTATTTGAGCCATATCAGATCCAGTAACTACGTACTGATCTCTAATAATAACTGGTGAGTTAGAAAATTGCGTGAAAGAAGGATCAACAGATACTCTAGCAGCAGAGTTTCCTACTCCTGCACCAATAGTTGTTCCTTTAGTGTAATCAGAACCGTATACAAATACTTTAACTCCAGTAGCACCAATTCCTTGAGCGGCAAAAGTAGCATTAGCGAAAGGTTGTACTACAAAAAGACCACCACCAGCTATAGGGCCAGGTGTTGAAGATATTACAATACCTTTAGCTTCAGCTCCAGAAACTGGATCTAAAAGAACTACCGTATCGTTCACAGACACAACAACTGATACTCCAACAACCGTAGGTGTTACTGTTGCAGCGTTATTAGCACCTGTAGCGACTACAGTACATGCGTCGTAAGATATATGTAGTCTGTTTTGTTCTGACCAAATTACTTGATCACTTGTCATTGGCATTTCAGCGCCAACCATTCTTAAAAAGCCAGATAACGTTCTGTTTCCATAACGCTCTACTTCTTGTTCGTAAATTTCTGGTAAATATTGTTGCGCAAAGTCATTTGCCCCACCATTAAATGCTAAATAAGCAGAAGGAGATGGAGTCTGAATCGGACTTGGTACAATAGAACCAAATTGTGGAGATAAACTCATAATTGTTTAATTTTTAATTGTTAAATTTTTTTGTTTTAATTTTCAGTTTTGAAGAATCAGCACCAGAAATTGCTTTAACCTTTAATCCATTTATAAAAACTTCACCTTGTTGTGATCTAGCTTTTATAGGTGATAAGTTTTTAGACTTATTCACCACGTCTTTAACTGCATCAGCTTTTCCTTGCTCATAAAAATGAGTTGCGATCCTATCGACATTGTCAGCAGCATATATAGCTTTGTGATAACCAGCCGCGTCATTAACATTACCATCTTTGTCTAAGAACTTCTTAACCAGGTTGTTAATATTTGATTGGTTTTCAGCAACCTTATCTACATCTTTTATATTATACTTAAATCTTTTTTCACCAACTTTGATATCGAAACCTTCGAAATCTTGATTAAAAAGTTCTTTAGTATTTTTTTGAAATACATCATGTTGTTGCTCAGCTTGTTTCTGCTGTTCATTGTAGCGATTGAAAAAGTCCATAGCTTTTTGTTGGTCCTGAGTTACGCCGGGTCTCAACTTGATTTCGTCGTAATATTTCTTTTTCGTTTCCTCTAAAAAGTTTTTTGCTTTCGCAATCTCTTCTTTTTTAGCGAGTTTTTTCTTTTTGACGTCACGCTCTTCGTCAAGATCTGTATCATAATCGAAGTTGTCTTCCATTATAAAATCTATTTCTTCAGAATCTAAATGTGGTTTAGTTTTTCTGTAGTATTCTTTTAATAAAGCTGTATCATCTATATTACTATAATCAGCATTTAATCTTGTGTAATCTTCTATAGTTCCACCAGTTTCTTCCATAAAAGTAACTAGCTTTTCAATATTTTCAGGTAAAGCTTTGCCTAATACTTTTTCATCTCTTATAGCTTCTTTAGCTTCTTTTGTTACTTTTTTTACTTCTTCTTCAGTTACTTCTTTGATTGGAGAAAACCCTTCAACATTCTCGTTGGACTCTTGTATAGGTTCTCCCACCTCTGCGCTATCTCCGGATGGTTCTTCCACAGGTACTTCCTTTGCTTCTCCGATTTGAATGGCATCTGTTTCTTTTTTAACTGGTTCGTTAGGTATTGTAACCTTAATAACATCATTTGGTATTTCTACTAATGGTTCTTTAAGATTAACTTTTTTAATTTCTTGTTTTTTGTTACCTAATTGTTTAGGTTTTGTAGGTTTAGACTTTATTTTAAAGTCACCTTCCTGTTTAACAGGTTCATTTGTTTTTACTTCTGACATAATATAATATAATTAAATAATTAATAATTAGACGTTAGGCATCATTGCTGCCCCGTCTTGTTCTTCAAAATTTATTGGCAATAAATCATTTTGTCTTTGATCTATCATTTGACTTTGTTGCGTACCTTCTAGTTTAATACGTTTATCTTTGCGATCTTCTATTTCAGCTTCTTTTTCACTAGTAGCTTTCATGTCCATTTGTTTTAACTGCATATCAAACTTATGTTGCAGTTGCATTTGTTGTTGCTTTATTTGAGCAGCAATTTGCATACGCTGTATTTCCATTTGATTATTAGCTTGTTCAAATTGTACTTTAGAACCTGATATAGCTTCTTGTTTTTGAACTTCAGACATTGCAATTTTTTCAGCAGCATCAGCTTGAGCGTTTGCTTGAGCTTGTGATTGCTGCATAGCGTTTTGTTGCTCTTCTCTATCTTTTTTCTTACGCTTAATTTTAAGCATTTGATTAGCTAACTTAAGATTTTTAATTTGTCTTAAATCTATAGCATCTTCTAAATCAATACCACCTTGCTGTAAAGCAACTTGTATGTTTTGCTCTAATTGTTGTTGCTCTTCTTCATCTGGTTCTAGTTCTAAGAATATACCAAAATCATGTAAGTTTAAATTACTTATCTCTGTCAACGTATTAACATTGTAATTAGATATATTATTTACTAAAGATTCAGCTGTAAGTGGAAACTGTAACGCATCTGCTATTTTTAAAGCTATATTTTCTGCTATCCTTAAAGTTACATATAAGCTAGCTTGCTTTATATGCCTAGTGGCAGTGTTTGAAGCGTTAGCAGCTATTTTTTGTAATCCTACTAACGTTTGTTTGTCTGGTGTACTACCATCTCTAGCTTCGTTAAGTCCGGTTACGTCACGTATCATTTGTAAATAATACTGATAAGTTTGTATTAAACTTTGTATTTTACCTTGACCAGAGCTAGAACTTAATTCTTGAATAGGCACTTTACCTTGATTAAAGTCACCGTCTTGTGTTAACGATCTACCAACAATACTACCAGTTTGGAAGTACATGTTTAGTGCTTCTGCTGGATTATAGTTTGTACCATTACCTAAATCGACCTCTGCTAAACCATCCATATCTAAATAAACACCATCTGGTACCATTTTAGACATTACTTGTTGTAGCTTTAAATGTGTTAGCTGAATCATGTCAGCAAAACCTATACATTTACTTACAAGTGATTCTATACGTCCTTTGTATATTCTAGGCGCGCATATAGAATAATTCATTTCTACTTTTGTAGTATCAGCTAAAGGTCTTGACATGTTCTCTGCAAGTTCCCATTTAAGCATTGTATCAGTACCTAAAACTTTAGCACCACTGTACAGTACTTCAATAGATCTTGATACTCTTTCAAAGCTATCATTTTCGGGTGGATTAAACGAATCATCTTTTTCTAAAGCTTTCATTAACCCTTGATCAGTTTGTT